AGCACTTCCGCGAGTATCAAGCAACCGATCAATTTTTACAAAGTCTTCTTCAACAGCCATCGCAAATTCTGTGTTTGCGCTGAATGACTGCAAACGCCATGCGTTGCCATAAACATAATTTGCCTTTTGCTTAACAGCACCAGATACAGTTGAGAATGATTGGTAGATGTATCGGCTGTCACCAAGCAACATTTTCTGCCTGTTTTCCACCATCAATTCAGCGATGTCACGCGCTAGCTTGCCGCGTCCAAATCTTCGTTGATCATCTGCGCCACCAGGATAGAACTCATTTGTTCCACCTCTGCCCCAAAATGAAGCCACACCGGAAGTGATTTTCTTTATCTTAGGCAGTAGTTTTATTGGTTTGATCGCCATTAGTATCTTCCTCCGGATTGATCAGCAAAACGAGCCTTGCTGACGTTTGTGACTTGGTTGCCAGCATCGATGACATAATCATTCATTTCTGAATCGGTCATTTGACCTCCAGATGCACCGCCAGTTGTGACAACACGATAGAGCAACCGCAGCTGCTCAATAAAATCAGATGCCGACCAATCGGCTGGCAACTCATATGAAAATTGCTTTCCTGCAACATTTGCAGAGACGATTCTAGCACCGCCCCTTGACTGAGTATCAAACTCACCTACCGCCAATGTCTCAATAATTGACAAAGCGGTTGCCGCGTCTTTTGACGCTTTTATCCATATAACAAACAAAAGACTTCTCATGTATCTTTGTTATGAGCAAAAAACTTAAAATTGTCAATGCGCCCAAATTGACGGCTTTTTTGATATATGAAAAAGCGGTTTTAATTTTCTAATAAAACAATTAATCTGACTCAACATCACCTGCGATGTTTTCAGTTCCAAGTGACTTGCACATTGCAGCGCAAACAACCTGCATTGCTTCGCAGTCATAAAAGTGATCGTTGTGCTTGTCCCTGTTAATCCAATCATAATAAACAGAACCATCTGGCTTAGTCTTGGCGATCTTTGCCCATGCGTTGATCTGCCTTTCATACATTGCGCCAGCATCATCGGCATGCGTCCAAATTGGTTTGCCTCGATGATCATTCAGCGACCGCATCAAGCTCAATCTGTTCTTGGCTGATTGTTTGGAAAAGAAGAATTGCCCAACCCTTGCGGCTCTGCTCATTGCCGTTCCGTCATATGCATCAACTGGTTTGATGTCTGAATAGATGCGACGAAACCCGTCTTGATTCAAATAATCCTTTGCGCTGTCACCACGAAACACCATCCAATTGTTTTCAAGCGCAATCCGCTGAACCTGGTTGGTGTTGTAATTGCCATCAAGGAAAACACGACAAGCACCGCCAGAACCAAGCGCATGTTGTGGAATCTTCCACTTGTCGCATGCTTCACGGATTTCGGCCGAAGTCACCACTTTCCTGCAATCCATCAACCGCGAGCGCAATGTGCCATCCACAATTGCCCAAGACCGAATGACATAATAGTAATGATCCTTCTGAACATCAATCGTGCAAAACACAAATTGGTTTGGAACATCCCAAATCTCTTTTAAGTCATAACCACCAGACGCGCTTTGCTGAATATCGGATGAAACATAATCTTCATCAGCCCATGATTCTGCCAGTCGCTTGCGCACGAAGTTCTCCAAAGAATCCAATGCACCGCGTTCCCTGTCTATCTGCGCCAACTTGAATTGCTCAACCAAGCTTGTCCATTCAACATGCGCCATTGCGTTGTAATTGTAAAAATCAAACTTCGCATCACCTTCTGGATTCAATGCAATGTATTTACCAGATTGATTTCTGGTTTTCTGCTTTGCTGGTGATGTGTCTAGCTTGCCGCCACACAACTGGCATTCGTAGTAAACAGATGCAGCCAACTTGAAAAAATCAATGCGCCCTGTTTCGGTCATGTAATCTTCTTTGTTTGCCCAACGCATGCCGCCCATTGGTATTTCATCACCAGAAGCAGGTTGCCGCCAGATGTATGGGATGAACTCACCGCAGCAATCGCATTGCACATGCCATGTCTTTTGCGCTGATCTTATCCACATGTCATCCAATTCGCTTCCCTTAGTCTGCCCGGAAGTTGGCAAGAACATTTGCGAAGACCAAGTATAGCTACTCATGCGGTCTTTGATCTGATCCAACCAATTGTGGCCATACGCCCATGATTCATCCGCGCTGATCCGTTCCAATGTCTTGGAATTACGAGCCGCTAGCACATTGGCAGACAACAAACGTATTGCGCCAAAGTTGGTTGATGTGAAAAACTTGGTGCGCCTGTATGGTTGGTTTGGTATTAAGTTCAGCACCGCATCGGTTGAATCAATCAATGGCGTGAACTTGTCATCTGAAAACTCTTTAAGTGCGGCTTCAGTCAAATCATACATTGCCGCCCGTCCTGGCTCAATGTGAAGGCAATACAAATGCCACATCTGTGCAATCAGCGTTTTAATGTGCTGCACCGAACCAATCAACCCAACTGTCTTGCCACGGCTGTCTGCCAATGCGTTCAATGGCTCAACAAGTAATGGATGAAACTCTGGATTAAAACTGCCATAATCCAAACTTATGTTCCGTTCAGACCATTTGATTGGATTAATCTTCTTGTATTTATTCAGCAATTTCATGTTTAAAATAAAACTTGCTGTGAAGTTTCTATCTGTATTCTAGAAATTGTTTCTTTAAAATACTCTTTGTCTATTTCGCAAGCTGTTAAATTTAAGCCAGCATAATGAGCCGCGATTGCAATTGAGCCAGAACCCAAATGTGTATCTAAAATTCTGTAACCCTCTTTAGCGTATTTTTGAAATATCCAATCATATAGCCTAACTGGTTTTTGTGTCGGATGTATTCTTTTTTCTTTGTTTTTCATATCACCCTGCAACATTCCTGCCCATTTGAATTTAAATTTTCTCACTGCCGATTTGTGCGATGTCCAAGCAAGTTCACAATCGGCAAAATCACTATCTCCGTTGTCTTTATCCCAAACAATCCAACTGCTAGAATTTGCTTCTTTTATTTTTTCAATAAAATGATTTGCGCCCCAAATAATTTGGTTCTTAGAAACTCTTTTAAGCTCATCAAAATATAAAACTTCTGGAGATTCTTTGTCCCAATTTTTAGGTGTATACTTTGTGCTTGGTGCTAGTTTTCCCCTAGAATGATTTTTTGCTCCATCTTCCCCAATTCCATAAGGAGGATCGACAACCGCTAGATCAAAATAATCATTAGGATAATCTGCCATCATTTTCATGCAATCAACATTTTTTATATTTAATAAATTAGTATTCATTTTATTACATCAACGCCTTCCAAGTAGTTTTCGCCTTCTGATTGAACGCAACTAATAACCCAAACTGGCAACCGCACTTGGCTATCAGATTTAGTGAGTGCCTTAAATCCTTCAAAGATACGGCCGCCCAATATGGCTGGTGCTAGTATTTCGTAAATCTTGGCTGGTGATGATTCTGCCGCCAACACTTCTGCAATCTCTTTGATCTGCGCTCTGACGCATGCGTTGCCAGCATAAACAACTGCCGCCAAAATCCTTTCAATGTCTTCCCTTGGCATCATTTCGCCCTTCTCGATGCCAAGCTTCTTGATGTGCGCTTCTGATTCACGAATGCACTTCTCTGCCTTCAATAGAAGATCGTTCCAATGCTTCACCTCATCAGCCAAATCTGCCTTGGTTGCTACATTCAACTGCTCAACGTAGTAATCGCGGAAGTCTTCCAACGTCTTGCGGTCTTCAGCTTCAACCACAATCTTTGGTATGACATTTTTGGATGTTTGTTTCTCAACCCTTTCAATGCCTGCCTTCAATTCCTTTGGCATGCGTTGCCGATTAAGGCGAAGCCATTTGCACAACGCTTGGATGTCATCCATTGGTGCGCCTTGTTGTTTCCAACGGCTAACCATTTTTTGACCAACGCCAAAAGTATCTGCGATTTGTTGCTGTGTCAGTTTAGACATTCTAATTCAATTTCAGTTTCGCGTAAAAAAACGCACCAAGTCAGATCACC